GATCTACCACTAAATTCACCGCTACAGAAAGTGCAGAAGCTTTTAATTATATGGCGATGGCAGGTTGGAAAACAGAAGACATGCTCAATGGTATTAATGGGGTTTTAAACCTGGCAGCAGCGAGCGGATCAGATTTAGCAACAACTTCTGATATTGTTACAGATGCATTAACTGCGATGGGCTACAGTGCAGGAGATGCCGGGAAACTTGCAGATGTAATGGCAGCAGCAAGTGCAAATGCAAATACTAACGTTGAAATGATGGGTCATACATTTCAATATGCAGCTCCTATTGTGGGTGCTTTGGGATATTCAATGGAAGATACAGCAGTTGCTATTGGATTAATGGCAAATGCAGGTATTAAAGGTGAAAAATCAGGTACAGCTCTCAGAAGTGTATTAACGAGGTTATCAGCTCCTCCAAAAGAATGCGCTAAGGCTATGGAAGAATTGGGAATATCTATTACTAACGCTGATGGCACAATGAAACCTTTGAATGAAGTTATAGGAGATTTGAGAAAATCATTTGATGGATTAAGTGAAGCAGAACAAACACAATATGCAAAAAATTTGGCTGGGCAAGAGGCAATGTCTGGTCTATTAGCAATTGTCAATGCAGCTCCAGAAGATTATGACAAGCTCACAAAAGCGGTTGAAAATTCAAGCGGTGCTGCTAAAAAAATGGCAGATACCATGTTGGACAATACAGAAGGAGGATTTACTCTTTTAAAAAGCAATATCGAGGGAGTACAAATTGCTATTTACGAAAAATTTGAACCAGCATTAAGAAAAGGAATAGATATATTAAACCAACTCACAAATGCAGTTCGATTTGTTGTAGATCATAGTGGAGAATTTACAGCAGCATTGGCAGCGATGGTTGCAGGAATTGGAGCTTATGTTGCGTATACTACAGCAATTAAGGTTATGGAAAAGGGATGGATGTCCTTATCAATAGCACAAAAAGCAGTAACTGCGGCTCAATGGTTGATGAATACAGCAATGAATGCAAGCCCTATTGGATTAATTATTGCAGGTGTTACAGCTCTAGTAGCGGCTTTTGTTGTGTTATGGAATAAGTCAGAAGGATTCAGAAACTTTTGGATTGGATTATGGGAAAGCATTAAAAATGTTGCTGAACCTATCATAAATGCACTTTCAGAATGGTTTTCTCAAGCGTGGGAAAAGGTCAAAGAGGTTTGGGCCCCAGTTGGTGAATTCTTTAGTAATCTATTTAACTCAATTGTAGAGACGGTTACTCCTATTGTTCACTCTATCAGTGATGCGTTTAAACAAGCGTGGGAGCTGATCAAAGTAGTTTGGGATTTAGTTGCTCCATATTTCAAAACTGTTTGGGAAAATATCAAAATAGTATTTAGTGTAGTAAAAGATGTTCTAGGTGGAGCGTTTAAAGTTGCATGGGAAGTTATAAAAGCGGTTTGGTCAGTTGTTGTCCCGTTTTTTAAAACTATTTGGGAAAATATCAAGGCAGTTTTTAGTGTAGTAAAAGATGTTCTAGGTGGAGCGTTTAAAGTTGCATGGGAAGCAATAAAAGCGGTTTGGAATGTTGCAACAAGCTATTTCAAAGCTATTTGGGACACAATTGCTGGGATATTTAAGGTTGTCAAAAGTGTTTTAACAGGGAACTGGAGAGATGCGTGGGAAGGTATCAAAGGAATAGTCAATACCTGGGTTGGTTTCTTTAAAAACGTTTGGGCAAACATCAAAAATGTATTTGGTGCAGTAAAAGATTTCTTCAAAAATACGTTTAGTTCAGCGTGGACAGCAGTAAAAAATGTCTTTTCTAATTGGGGAAAATTCTTTGGTGGTCTATGGGACACTATAAAAAATAAATTTAGTACTATTGGTACAAACATTGCAAGTGCTATTGGAGGTGCAGTGAAAAGTGGAATTAATGGGGTTATTTCCATGATTCAAAATACTATTAATAGTGCTATTGGGTTGATCAATGGAGCTATTAACTTAATTAATAAAATCCCTGGAGTTAATATTGGAAACATTAGTAAATTATCTTTGCCTAAATTGGCACGAGGCGGAGTGTTAGAAGATGGTGCTAGAACCGTTATAGCTGGTGAAGACGGAGCAGAAGCAATTGTCCCTCTTGAGAAAAACACCAAGTGGATAAAAATGCTTGCAAATCAATTGCAGGATTCATTCATAGAATCATCTTTAAACAATCCAAATTCATTATCTAATATGCAAGCACAAACAAAATTTGATGATCTTGTAAATTCGTTCAAACAGGCGTTGAGTGAGATGAAAGTAGAAATGGATGACGAAGTTTTAGCTCGTTTTGTTGATCGAACCGTTTCAGATGCTATTTATTCATAGAAATGAGGTGATACTATGATGAATGAAATAATCTTAAACGGAAAAAGCAGCAGTGAACTCCAAGGGTTAATAATTCAGACACTCCCCCCAATCTCCAAACCCAAGATCCGAACTAGAACTGAAGACATAGATGGTAGGGACGGAGACATTGTTACTAAACTTGGGTATTCAGCTTATGATAAAACCTTTAGTATTGGTTTATCTTATAATTATGATGTAGATGAAATAATAGATTATTTTAATAGTGAAGGGACTGTTACTTTTTCAAATGAACCTGATATGTATTATAACTATCAGATATTAGAGCAAATAGACTTTGAACGATTGATTAGATTTAAAACAGCAACAGTGACAATGCATGTACAACCTTTTAAATATTCTACTAGTGAAACAAAGAAAAAGTTTATTTCAAATTTATTAGGTTTTGGGAATTATACAGGTACACTAAATGGAATAACTCTTTCAGCTAGTTCAAATGGAACCATTTCATTGCAAGGCACGGGAACAGCCGCTACAGAGTTTTATATGCCCATCACTTCATTAATTTTACCTGCTGATAATTACACGTTAAGTGCTTATGCAAGTGGAGACGGTGTTAGTTCTTGTTCTATAAGATTAATATATAACAGCCCTTCCGCTGCTAATTCTTTTGGTGGTCAATATGTAACACTTCAAGATAATAGTACTGTGTCTATAGAAGCTACTCTTCCAGAAATGAAGTCATATAACTATATTTATTTTTATATTACCCCAAATCAGCAACTCAATTTTAGTCTAGATTTAAAAGTAAATACAAATAGCAAATTTTTTATTGTTAGAAATAATGGAAATTACTTTTCAAGACCGAAATTTACTATTTATGGGAGCGGGACGATTAATTTAAGCATCAATGACCACCAAATATTCGTGATTCAACTGGGAGAGGAAAGATTTATAACCATTGATTCAGCACAATTGGAGGCTTATAAGGATGGGATTTTAAAAAATCGACTTGTAACAGGAAATTATGATAATTGTATTTTGAACGTGGGTAAAAATGTAATTGATTTCACTGGAGATGTTACGGAATTTTATGTAGAAAATTATTCAAGATGGATTTAGAAAGGAGAATGACATGAGCAATACTACAAATCATACTTTGAACATGGTCCGAGGAGATACTTTGTCTTTTGGGTTTGAAATTCAAGGAACTGAGCAATTAGATACAGCATTTTTTTCATGCAAGGCTGATATAAACGACGATGAATATGTCTTTCAAAAAAGCTTAAATGATGGTATTACAGCAGCGGGAAATGGTCAATATCGTGTGCGGATTGCTCCAGAAGACACCGCTGATATTGAAGCTGGAACGTATTATTATGATTTAGAAATTGGAGAGAATGGAGATATATTTACTATTTTAAAAGGCAAGTTAAAAATAGACCAAGACATTACAAAGAGGGGATAATCATGGACGTTAAGGTAACATTCGATGATATTAATGTTCAAGAAGAAACGAAACAAACAGACGTTAAGGTAAAATTCAATGAGATTAATGTTCAAAAAGAAACCGAACAAACACTTGTCAAAGTATTAATGCTAAAAGGAGATAAAGGAGATTCTGGTGGAACCTCTGATTTAACAAATTATTATAATAAAACTGAAACTGATAATAAATTATCAGGCAAAGTGGATAAAGTAGCAGGGAAGCAATTATCGACTGAGGACTTTACGACGGCTGAGAAAACAAAGCTTGCTAACATTAGTGGGGGACCCAACTATTCAACGGGGACTTGGGAACCTAATTTTGCTTATTACTTTGAGTCTCCTATCCTGCCCGCTGCGAACGGTTGGAGAAATGCAGCGGCAACTTATTCTCAACAACATGGAATTTATGTCCTGATTGGGGATTTATGCTTTGTGAACTTTAGCGTGAGAGGAGAACTAACAAACTCAGACCCTTCAGATAAACGAATGGGTATAGGGGGATTCCCTTTTACCTCAAACTCAAGTACTTGTTATCAAACGTTGCCATTGGGGGCTTGTGTAAGATATTCATCTAGTGATGATTCCCAATTGTGGACACCAACAGCAGGAATTGTTGCGAGATTGTGGAATAATGAAAAATACGCCGAAATAATGAAAGAAAACGGATATTTGCGGTCTAAGTGGCCTAGTGATATATCCAATCCTTATTATATAGAGGGGTCCGGAGTCTATAAGATCAAAAATTCTAACTTGTCAGAGGTGCTCCTTGATACAACAGGGTCAAGTACATCCCTGACAACGCCCGAGGGAGAATCATGATAAAACTATTTGGAATAAAGGAAGAAAGTTTTGCTTCAAATGGGGATCTTGTCATACAGCCAAAAAAAGCCGTTGTCCATAAAGAGGATAATGGCGATTTTTATTTAGAGCTAGAAACGGATGAAAGTTATGTGGGGGACCTAACAGAAGGAAGAATAATCATTGCGAATACTCCCCAGGGGGATCAAGCTTTTAGAATATCAAATCCTTCTATTAAGAAACATACAATTAAAATCAAAGCATACCATGTATTTTATGATACTGAAAACTATCTAATAAAAGATTCTTATGTTGTTAATAAAAATTGTAATGATGCTCTTGATTATCTAAATATGGCAACAGACACGGAAAGCCCATTTAAAACGATATCAGATGTAAATACAATACATTCATATAGATGCGTGCGAAAATCACTCTATGAAGCTATACAGGTCGTTTTAGAGCGCTGGGGAGGGCAATTAGTACGGAATAACTTTGAAATTGAAATACGGGAATCTATAGGGCAAGATAACGGGGTCACAATACGATATGCGAAGAATTTAAAAGATATAACGAAAACGGAAAACTGGGATTCTGTTGTTACAAAACTACTACCAGTTGGTAAAGACGGAATATTGCTCAACACTATAGATCAAAGTATTGATCCTTATGTTTACTCTGAAACCACATATGCAATCCCATATACTAAATGTGTATCATTTACACAGGATGATATTTCAGAAGAAGATTATAAAGATGCATCCGGAAATTTGGATGAAACAGCGTATAAACAAGCATTAATAGATGATTTACGTAAACAGGCACAACTTTATGTAGAATCTAATAGTGTACCAAAAATAAACTATACTTTGAAAGCTAACCCAGAAAAAACAACTGATATTGGAGATACGATAGAAGTTGTAGATGAAGATTTAGGAATAAATCTTTTAACGAATGTGATTAAGTACAAATATGATTGTATTCTCAAAAAATACACAGAAATTGAGTTTGGTAATTTTAGAAAGTCTCTTAGTGGTCTAATGTCAGAAATCACATCAACAGCAACAGAAGCGGCAACAGAAGCAACAGAAACGGTTAGAGTGACTCTTAGTAATGAGCTACAACAAGCAACTAATAAAATATGGAGTGTACTTGGCAACTCTTATGTTATATATGAAGGGGACAAAATTTTAGTTGTAGATAGTCTCCCCAAAGAAACAGCAACTAATGTGATCATGATTAACAATGGAGGAATAGGATTTTCACATACTGGTATTAACGGTATTTTTAATAGTGCTTGGACGATTGACGGAACATTAAATATGCAAGCGATTAACGTTATAAATTTAACAGCTGATTTGATCAAGGGAGGAACGCTAAAATTAGGATCTAAAAATAATCAGAGTGGAATATTTGAACTTTATGACGATGCAAACAATTTAATAGGTCTAATGGATAAGACAGGTCTAAAAATGTATGGAACTGATGGTTCTTATGTTCTTATGAATAACGAAGTGGGATTTGCAGGCTTTGATAGATTAGGGACTAAGATTTATTGGGTAGATCACGATGAATTTCATATGAAAAAAGGGGTTATGGAAGAAGAAATAACTCTTTGTAATAAAGTGAGATTTATTCCTATTACTTTGACAGATAGTGGGGGAAATATTACAAGTGATGGAATAGGACTTGTTTCTTCACAAAATTGACCCGATAAAGTTGCAATCCCGCCCGAGGGGGCAAAAAGTAAAGGAGAAAATCAATGGCAACAATAACTTTTGGTAAATCAGGATCAAGACCATATGGGGTTTTAACTGTAACTGAAACTAGTACAAGCACTGCTAACAATACCTCAACACTCTCAATTAGTTTAGTTTTAAAACGCCCGTCTTCTATATCTTCAAGTGCAACAAAAACAGCATCCTGTACAATCAATGGGACTACATACAATTGGAGTGGGACTATTGGTGGTAGTGGTGATAAGACTCTTATTTCAAAAACTCAAACAGTCAAACATAATGATGATGGCTCTAAAACAATATCATTATCAGCATCTATAGCGCTTAACATTACTTGGAGCGGGTCATATGTTGGCACGATAAGCGGTAGCGGGAGCATGGCATTAACCAATATTCCACGTTACGCTACAGTAAATCAGTCTTTGGCTGCCAAAACAGAAACTAGTATAACTGTTAACTGGTCCGCTAATGCGACAATAGATTATATATGGTATTCCTCAAATAATGGTTCTTCTTGGACAGGTATTAATGTAACTGATGGGACAAATGGATCATATACTATAAGTGGGTTAAGTTCTGGAACAACTTATCAAATCAAGACAAGAGTACGTAGAAAAGATAATCAATTGACGACAGATTCTTCTGCAATGAGTGTAGCGACTTACGATTATCCATATGCAAACTCGATGCCAAATTTTACGATTGGAAATCGTTTGACACTTGGACTGTATAACCCTCTTGGGCGTAGCATTACAGTAAACATTTTAGGAGCTGATAACAGTCAAATAAGTAATGATACTACAAGTGGAACATCAATAAGTGGTTACAATAATGAAACAGTACAAAATAGATTATATGCAAGCATTCCAAACTCTCAGAGTGGGACATATAAAGTTAAGGTAACATATGGGTCTCAAATATCTATTAAAACTGGTGGAACTTATAGTGTAAATGCGAGTCAATGTACTCCGATCATTGGGGCGGTATCTTATAGAGATGTCAATTCAACATCAACTGCAATTACACGAAATGATCAAGATATTGTAAGGAATCAATCGAGGGTTCAATATACTGCCAGCGGGTTAACCGGTCAGAAATCAGCTACAATATCTTCATGTCGTGTGTCTGTTAATGGTAATAATTACAATCTTAGTATCAGTGGAGATACTGCCAGTGGTGGAAATGCAACAATAGATTCTGGAACTAATGTAACAGCAACATTTACGGTGACAGATAGTAGAGGATTGACTGCAACTAAAACAGCGACTGTTACAATGCTTGATTGGTCATTGCCATCAGCAATTATTACTCTGCATAGGCAAAATAACTTTTATACTGAAACTGATATATTAGTAAATGCAGAGTATGCATCAATAAACGGTAATAACAATATAACAATCTCTTATAAAGCAAAAAAAACTAGTGATACTCAATACACTGTTACAGGGACTCTCCAAGATAATGTCCAGTCTACTTTTAATGCTGATAATCAATATGAATGGAATGTAGTTGTAACTCTAGTTGATAGTTTTGGAGGAACAACAACTTATAATTTGTGGTTATCAAGAGGAATTCCAATTATATATTTTGATAGGTTAAAGTCATCTGTTGGGGTCAATTGTTTCCCCCAGGAAGAAAAATCATTAGAAGTAAATGGACATAACATTGAACGTAATGTAATGACTAGATCATTAAACAGTGCTATCACTAATTTAGCGGTTAATACTTATACAATTATTCCATTTGATTTATCAAATGTGTTTGGATCTAAACTAACTACAACAAATGATGGTGGGATTAAAATAGGGGCAAATATTAGTAAAATATTAGTTTCTGGAATGTGTTCTTATGACACAATAAACTCAAATGGGAGTCGACATGTGAGAATAGTAAAAAACTCATATACAGCTAATAATACACTGGCTTGGTCCTGGCAAACGTTAGTTCAAAATCAACCTGGACAAGTTGAAGTTATGCCTATTTTAGCTGATGTTCAAAAGGGAGACATCATATATATGCTCTATTACACTGGAATTGCTACAGACAAAATAGGTGGGAATTCATACGGGTGTAGGACGTCTTTAACAGTTGAAGTAGTAGGTTGACCAGGCATAGCCTGGACTGAACCCAGCCCCTCGGGCTGGATAGATCAAAGCAAGTTTATTTTGACCTTCGCGAGCGCCCACGCAGTGGGTTCTACCCGAGCTTCGCTCGGTGGGTCCATCCAAGCTTTGCTTGGTTGATATAATATACAAAACGTGCCAAAATAAGCGTTTATAGGGAGGTATGCTATGTTCAAAAAAGCAATTTCTTTTTTAGCGGCAATATTCTTTTCTATTTTAGGGGCAAATGCTTTAAATGATGAAATGGAACTATTAGACGGAGATTTTGGTTTTATATTAAACAATGGAGACAAAACAGCAATAATAAAGAAAATATATATACCAGCACATACTAAAAAAGATATAGTGGTACCAAAATATGTAACTTTTCACGGGGATAGATATTTAGTTACAGATATACAAGAGGACGCCACGAAAGAAGTGATCCATAGAATAAAAAGCTTTATGGCTCGAGAAGATTTCGTAAATAATGAAAGAAATTTTAAAGCTTTGACATGGCTAGTAATTTACAATTTACCTTTTATAACCGTATCAGCATAACTTAGCAAACGAGGAAGCGGGTATGGATACTCAAAAAGCAATTGAGACGGAATGTAAGGAGCTGCAGGAGCTACTACAACAAAAAAACAAAATGTACGGGGATAGTTTTTTTAAAACTTTAGATGAATATGGGGAAGTCTTAATATGTGTAAGATTAGAAGATAAACTAAACAGATTGAAACAGATCATCTTAAAGGGAGAAAAAACAGATAAAACAGATGAAAGATTAATAGATACTCTCCAGGATCTTGCGGGGTATGCTATCCTTTCTGAAATACACCTTAAAGAGGAAAGAGAATATGGGATTCCATAAATATCTTTTCCTCTTTTTTATTTGTCTTAAGGAGGAAAAATGAATTATTTTTCACATAAATTTTTCACCTCATTATGCTTTGAAAACGATTTAGAAATAATAGATTCATGTATTTTACCTGATGAGGACGAGAGAAAAAACGATTATTCATGTCACTTTTATAATCCAGTAACACAAAAATGTTTTCGTGGAACTGAAGATTCAGCTAAAAATAGATTTATATGGCACTTATCAAATTATTTGATTGATAACAAAAGCGAATCTTTAGGGCGTGCTATTCATTATTTAGAGGATATATGCACCCCGGTTCATTCACAATATGAGGACTTTTTTGATGCTGCAATCCGTTTAAAGCTGCATATAGACTTTGAAAAACAATTTGATGAATTTCTTGAAAATAACGATTTAACAGCACTAAAAGGGCGCTATTATTTTGACTCAATCAATGAAATAATTTCTTTTTGTTCTTGCGAATCCTCAAAACTTTATTATGATTACAGGGATTATAAAGAACATGAAAGAGTATTTGAGAAAGTATTTGTATATACCAGGTCCGCTATTTATTCTTTGAAAGAAATTTTAAAAGATCATAAAGCAATAGCAAAAACAATCACTTTAAATGGGGAAAAAATAAACGTTTTAATTGAAAGAGGGGAAATGAGCCCCGCATGTTTAAATACGAATTATTGTTTGAGATTCAATGGAATAGATAATATTGCGATCTTTTATTGTGACAATCATCTTTTTAATTACAAAAACATAGGAGACCTTTTTTAGACCCAGCGCCCTCGGCGCTGATAGAGGAAAGCAAACTTACTGGCAACCTGGCGAAGCCCAGCGAAGCTGGGGTAGATCCGCCGGCGCAGCCGGTTAGATCCGAACTTTGTTCGGCGTTCGGTGATTCAACGTTGGGTTGGTATTATAGGAATGTTAATAATAATGATGGGATACCGGACGAATAAGGATATTTTCATTATCATTTAAAATCTTAAATTTAATCTTAAAAAAAGCCCATCATATCAATGATTATGACGGGTTAGATTGGGTTTTTTTATTGTTGTTGATATAATATAGAGTGATCCAGGAAGAACCTAGACTATCAATAACACCTCTTTTTTGATAATGAGAACATCTGAATGGATCTTTCATCACACACAAAATACTTCTTAAAAACCAGCCGAGTGCTGGACCGGTACCCGCACCCTCGGTGCGGATAGGTCAAAGCAAGCTTATTGACAACCTGCCGAAGGCGGTCCGATCCAACGTTAGGTTGGTTATATTTTGAACTCAGGCAGGATATCGAAATCAGATCCTTTGCCATCTTTGGTGTAGTAAATTGTATCTAAAACAGATTTTAAGAGTTTGTTTTTGTCTTTAGGAGCTAAAGTGTTATAATTATCTATACAAGCTTGTAATATAGGGACAGACTTTTTTATAACGAATACTTTATCCTCTTTGGTCTCAAACAAAGAGGACTTCTTTTTTTCTAACTCTTCTAATTCAGATTCAATTTGCTTCTTTAACGACAAGTATTGATCCCTCGTATAGTCTTCTCTGTTATAGTTCCTCAAAGCAACCATAAGTTCATTATTTAATGCTGATATTTCTTTATCAATCTTTTTAAGTATCTTCTCATTGTTTTCAATTTCTTTGATATGTTCAGCTTCGTAATTGTCCAGGAAATGTTGGTAGTTATCTAGTCTAGCAGCAATCACTTTTAAGACCATATCTTCAACTAGATGTAAATGAGATGATGTATTTTTACAAGAGTGATAAATGCAAGCTAAAGTTTCAGGTTTAGGGACTTGTATAAATTCAGTCAAAGGCTTGTCATATTTGCTTGATTTAATTTTAAGTATCTTTTTAAGGTTGGACCATTGTTTCAGGAACATATCAGAAACAAAGAACTTCTCAGGTTTTCCAAACCATCCATATACATAATGTTTAGGTATATCTAGAGACTCATATATTTCTTTATGAGTTATTTTGTTTTTGTCTTTATAGTTTTTAATAAACTCTTGAAATTCATATTTATCAAAAGGATATTTACGTTGAGTTATAAACTCCCCAGTATGTGATTGTCGAACCATAGACCGTTTACATTTGTTACACTTTACAATACCAGCTAAAGGATTTTGAGTTTCAAGAGAACTTGATGTTCTAGGGATGCTGCGATTTTTCATAATATCTTGGACATTCAAAAAATCTTGTTCAGATATCAAAGGATCATGTAACCCTTTATAAAGTTTAACTTCAGTATTCTTAAGGCGGACCGTCTTTATTTGCCCGTCAACATACATTTTAGTTGTTTTTCTATATTCCCAGGTTTGATATCCATAGTAGACGGGGTTTGTAAGTATTTGTTTGACCGCTCCATGTTCCCAGGGCTTATTAGTCCTTGTATTAGCATTAATAGCTCTCAGATACGCTGCAATTTGGAAGGGGGTACTTCCTTCAAGGAACAGCGAATAAATAAGTTTAACAGTTTCAGAATCATCATTAGGAACAAGTTTGAATCCTTTTTCTTTTTGCAGCTTTTCTTTGTCATATCCAAAAGGAGGCTTGCTGCCAACAAATTTACCTTGACTAACAGACAATTGCCGTCCACGGGCTAGAATTTCTTTCGTATATTCAAGGTATTCGTTACCTCGTAATAATTCATCTCTAAAAATCTTTTTATCAAATTTATCATTAAGATCATATATCTTAGTAGGAGTTAAAGCTTTAGTTTTAGTCAACTCTAAAGTCTCTATTAATTCCCCACAATCTTTTAAATCACCACGGGAAAGACGTTGAGGCTCAACAACCAAGATTCCGCTTATTTCATTGTTTTGTGCCATTTTTAGAACATGGACCATAACAGGGCGATCACTGATAGTCTCACCGCTTCCCACTTCTCTAAAAATGTTTTCTTCAGGGATCTTGTATCCTAAATTATTAAGGGCCCAAGTTTGCAATATTTCTTCGTGACGCTCCAATGTAAATTCAATTGATCCGTAACCGTTGATTTGTTCTTCCCTAGATTTTCTCAAATAAATAATTACTTTTTTAACTAGATTATATCTTTCAATTACATTGCCATACATTATTATTCACCTTTGGTTTTACATATTAATTGCACATATTCTAAAATCATACTTTTTTCTTGTTCAGATAGATCAGTTATAGACAATAGATCATTTAATCTATTAAAAAACTCGTCTATATTTATATGTTGGTCTTTAACAATTTCACTATCTATAATTTCCACAGGGCTAATATTGAGGAGACGGGATAATGCGATTAATTTGTCTCTTTTTAAATTAACGATAAATCCCCGTTCCCATTTGGAAACGGTGGATTTAGAAACATGTAATGCATTAGCGACATCTTCAAGAGTAAGACCGAGCTTTTTTCGTTTACGACGTATCAGCCCACCACTTGTTCTATTTATTGTCAGCGTACTCATCCTTTACCTTTTATTTTTTTATTAATTATAACACAAAAGTCCTCATTTGGAATAAAAAATTTCTTTTTAAGAAACAAAAGTTGTGTTTTAAGAAAAATATGTTGATTTAAGAAGACTATGAATATTATAATAATAACAGAAATAAAGGGAAAAAAAGGTGGGGATGAGAAATATTGTCATTAATGGATATGGAGTATTTAAAATATAGAATTAGAAAAGATAATATGAATCTAGAAGAATTTGCACAAATGATAGGAATCTCCCGAACTTCGTTTTACAAAAAATTAAAAGGAGAAACAGAATGGACATGCGAAGAAATGAAAAAAATAAAAGATACTCTTAATTTAAGTGTAGAAGAATTCAATAAAATATTTGGTTTTTAATTTTTTATCGTAAAGTTTCCTAAAAGGAAACCCGTGCAAATGAGGTGAGCGGGTCGAAGAAGAAATATGAAATCGACGGTAAAATTGTAAACGCTTTTGTGCCAAATCAAATAGAATATAGGAAACTTGAAATATTCTACGATACATGCAATGAATTATTTAAATCATGCCCAGAGTGTTTTTATACGACGGAGCAGCTGGACCAATTAAAAAGAGATCCAGCAAATAAATTTATAAGAGGTAACAATGATTAATCATGTCACAATGCAAGGAAGATTCACAAAAGATGTAGAACTGAAAAGGTCAGAAAAAGCGGAATATGCCCGCTTTACCATTGCATGGTCACGTCCGAGGGGCGGGGATCAAGAGGATGTTTGCTATTTAAATTGTGTAGCATTTAATAAGAAAGCAGAAAACATCTCTAAATACTTTAAAAAAGGTGATATGGCAATAGTAGAAGGAACGCTAGTAAGCAGGGAGTATGGGGAAGACGGGAAAAAGAGATATATAAAAGAATTAATAGCGGACGAAGTTCATTTTTGCCAGGGAAAAAGAAGAAGAGAAGAAGAAGAGGAAGACCCCGAACAGTGGGTAGGGACCCCTTTCGACCAAGCGGAACTTGGTTAGACAGCGCCCTCGGCGCTGAATGATTAAAACAAGCTTCTTGATAGCCATCACGCCCGAGGGGCGTGGTTCAAAAGAGGAGAATTTAAAAATGAAATTAAGATTTGATGGTAATGTCAAATTACCATTAACATTGCTGAACCAATTGAATATAAAACCAGGTGATGAATTAGAAGCAAGTATACGAGGTGGTCGCTATTTAATAATAAGAAAGAAAGACCAATGTATTTATTGTGGATCTAATTCGAAATTAATAAAGGTTGGAAATTTAAGATGCTGCAAAACTTGTGGGGAAGCATTGGGACTATTAGGAGGTCGAGAATGGGAAAAATAGATCAGTTGGGGCGAGTCACAATACCGGTATCAATAAGGGCACGCCTAGAGTTGACAGCGGGAGAAAGATTAGAATGTGAATTAAGGGGAGATGAGATAGTGTTTTTTAAATCAAATTCAAAATGTACGTTTTGTGGTTCAA